TTATTTTTTTAATAATATTTTTAAAGCTTCTCTCACTGTTTCAGCTATTGAGTTTCCATTTTTTTCATTGTATTCAATAAGTTTATCATATAAGTCTTTATTTAAACCAATTTTTATACTATGATTTATAGGGTCTTTTGCTGGAGGTCTTCCTATCTTTTTTTTATCTTTCATAATTTCTCCCTTGATTTTTATTGTTATAAATGTTATAATTAATTACAAATTTAAAGTGGACATTTTTGAGCCTTCTTAGTTTAACTAAGAGGGCTTATTTCTTTTTATTTAGTTTTATTAATACAATTATAACTAGTATTAATGTTATAGGTTGTAATATGTCATTTATAGTTCTTAATACTTCCATTTTATCCCTCCTTTTTTCTTTTTAAAAGGAAGATAGGGGAGAGTGGAGGAGTGAGATTACTCTCAAACCTCCTTTCTCTTGTTATATCTTATTTTCTCAATTACCTAATAAGAACAATGATGGATAAGATATAAAAGATTATCTCCAATATCTCCTTTAAAGTGGACATCTTCTCACCTCCTTATATATCTATTATAATTTAAAGGTTCAAAAAAGTCAAGATATTTTTTTGAACCTTTAAATTATTTTTTATAAAAAAAGAGTAGGAAAATCCTACCCTTTAATTTCATTTAATTTCATTATCAAAATCCTCTTGTTTTATATCTTCAGGTTTTATATTTTTTTCTTTATCTTTTAAAGAATCTGTATTACACTTATCTCCTTTACACTGTTCAAGAGCTGCTTTTAATTTTTGTGGAATAGGTAATCCTGCTCTTGCTCCATTTTCTGCTATACTTAGTAATTCATTAGCACAATAAAATAATCCTACTAAAGTTCTAAAAGCTAGTTCTGGAACTAATTTATGCATCAAAGAAGCACCACACAATACAACTAAGATTAAAAGCTTTTTTCTCAAACCTTTGAAAGCTCTCTTAGAATTAAGATTTTGTGTCTTGTAGCCAACAAACATTCCACTCAAAAAATCTAAAAACATTAATCCAAATAATACTTGTGAGAGAGTATCCCATCCTCCAATTAGCCAGATAAAAAAAGCTATCGCATATGCACAGATTTTTGCAATAATTTCTAAAAATTCTACTGTCATGTCTCTTCCCCCTATTTAAAAATATATTCTGTGTATTGTGCTTCTATAACTTTTTTTCTTATAAATTTCTTTTTTCCCACTTTTTCAACTGTTACTGTTTTATCTTTTACTGTTTCTTCTAATTGTTCCTTAGATATATTTTCTACTTTAAGAGGGATATCAACTACAGTTGTTCCAGGATCACTATTAGCACAACCTTTAATAAAAAATGACATTAATAATAGAAAAATTATTTGTTTCATTCTTCATCCCCTTTATTATTTTTTCCTTTAAAATATTCACCTATATTCTTTTTACCCCATAATCCTGCACCAAACATTCCACAACACATTATTAAAAATGTAGGAACATTTACTTCAAAGAATATATATCTTCTTTCTAAAATAAAAGCCAAAATTGATAATATAAGCCCCCAAGCACACCAAGCACATCCAATCCAAACACATAATGGAAAAGTTATAGGTATTATCTTTTCAAAAAGTTTTTGCTTAGTTTTAGCATCTTCAATATCTAATCTTCTTAATTCTTTTTCAAGTTCTGCTTGTGCATTTTTGTCAGGGACAAATTTATTTACTATTTCTAAAGTTTTATCTAATATTGCCATATTATCCTCCTAGATTTCTTTAATAAAATTCACAAAAACATTTACAACATCACTTTCTATAGAAAACTTTAATGCTTCATCATTATTTGTTCCGAAAAAAGGTTCTACAAGTATGTAAGTATCTTTACTTTTACATATTCCATAGCCTCCTCTAACATTGCTATCCTTAACTTCTATTATTCCATGATTACCTCTTATTTTGCTTCCAAATACATTTTGTAATCTTGCCATAAAATTAATTGCTAACTCTTTAGCTTTATTGTTCTTATAGTAAACTAAGCACTCACAGCCATTTGCCATTTTATTTTCAACAGCATTAAAATGAAGTTCAATGCATAACTTATAATCATTAGCATTTAATTGTTCTAAAACTTTATACATTTCTCTTGTGTAATATTGATTAGGTTCTCTTTCATATACATCAACTAAATCAGGTATAACTGTTTTTATTTTTTCAGCTACTCTTTTCCAATAACCATATTCACTACCAACTATTTGTGAATAAGCTCCTTCAGATCTTTTATTATGTCCAATAATAAGTGCTATCTTCATTCGTTACCTCCTACAGCCTTCATGACTAAATTATGTAATTCATTTACTTTGTCTTTAAATTCTGATATTGTTAACTCTTTAGGTTCAATTTCTGTTTTAAAAAAACTTTCTGTATTAAATATTGATTGAATAAACATTGTTCCTGAAAACATCATATCTTCTAAATCTGTTACTGACATTGGCATTCCAAATCCATCTTGAAAATACCAGGTAGATTTTAAATCTTTTTTAGTTTTCTTTTTCCCAATTTCTAATGATTTAATAGAAATTTCCATATATATTAAATCTTTTGTTCTTAATCTTTGTCTATGATTTTTATAATCAAACCCATACTCTAATGCTTCATTTTTTAGTTGATCCACTAGATTAAAATAATCATCTTTTTCTCTTTTTGAATCATACTCCCATACAGCAGTTTCTCTATTCCAAGTCAAATATTTTTCATTTTTATTTGGTTTAGGGATTCTTATAATTTTTTTATCCCTTACAACTTCTCCTTGTTCTAATTGAACTTCTATTCCTTCTTCAATTAGCTCTTCTCTTGACATTTCTCTTATCATATTAGTTGAAGGATCATAAGTTGGATTTTTGAATGCTTCATTGCTTTCAACTACAATATAGTCATCTTTATTAAGGTCAGGATAATCTAAAAATAAATTATTATTCATATAGTCTCTAACTTCTTCTGCAGTTAGATTAACTGAAAACTTTACCTCTGCCCTCTTAGTTTTTGTGTATATATAGAACATATTTTTTCTCCTTTCATTTTGTATAGATTTTCAAATTTATTCAGATTTTTATAATTAAAAATGTACTTTTAAGAGTTTTTTATATAAAATTCTTAGATTTTATATTTAAGAAAATCTATAAAAATAAGTTCAAAGTTGCAAAATTTATTCTAAATTTCTTTATAAATTTGAAAATCTCTATACTTTTTTATTAAAAAATACCTAATTTTTTCCTTGCTACAATAAGAGTATTTCTTATTTCAGTAGCACTTACTTTTTGAATATAGTGTTTACTTGTGACACCACTGCTAGAATGATTAGCATAACTTGAAGCTAATCCTAGTCCAGCTAAATTATTTATTAAATTAATGCTAGTTTTCCTAAGAGTGTGAGGATATAGATCCTCTATTCCTAAAATTTTTCCTAGCTTCTTTATTCTTCCACGAATAGCTCCTTGTGTCATTTGAGCATATTTTCCTTTGTATTTTGCTATAAATAAATATTCAGACTCTATTTCTTTTTCTTCTCTTTCTTTTAGCCATTCTTTAAGCAATTCTTTACATTTATTAAAGAAAAAGGCATTTACTATATACCCCTCCTTCTCTTTTACATCTTTGAAATATCCATTCTCTAAGTCTAATTGACTTAATTTTAAGCTATGAATGGCTGATATCCGACAAGCACTATCTAAGAAAAGTTCCCAAAGTATTCTGTCTTGCAAGTCATATTTTTTAGATTCCACTTGCATGTATAATCTAACTGTTAGAATTTGCTCTGTTGTAAGAAAATAGCTATTCCTAACCTTGTCCTTCTCTGTAAATCTTAACTTATCTAGTTTAGAATCGAAAGGATGATACTTAATTTTATTTCTTCTAACACACCAAGCATAAAATGTACTAATTGCTGTTGTTTTATTCATTAGTGTCCTTTTAGAATTTCCTAAGTTTCTACAATAATTTCTATAACTTTCTATTATTGTTGGCATTTCTAAAAGTGTATCCTTACTAAGAAGTAATCTATTTTTATAAGCTTTTTGAAACCAAACTAGAAATAATTTAAAATTGTTACAGTACGTTTTGTATGTAGTCCCCCAAGTATCCCAATTACTGCTCTTACAACTATTAAGATACTCCAAATAAACATCCACATTTTCCTTTTTTAAATTTTCTAATACTGTTAATTGCATAACCAAACCTCCTAAAATTGATAAGTTAATTATACAATTCTCAAAATAATGGAAAATCTATATAAAATTGAACATACCCCTGATTACGATGTTTTAACAATTTTAAACAGAAAATTTGTAGTAGGCTCATTGGAAACTAAGGGATCTACTGCTTCAAAAACATTAACAGCTAATGGTTTTAGTTTTAAAAATTCTATAGTTATGGCTACTGCTAAAAAAGATAATTGTTCTGTTGCAGTTATACATAGTGGAGATAATTTAGACTTTTCTACTCTAGATGCAACTAGTGGAAATGTCCAAAATGGTATTTGCAAAGTTGATTTCTTTATACTCTTAAAACAATAGGTTATTAAGATGCTATTAAGTTAATTTTCTCCATTGACCAAAAGGACTATTAGATCCTGTTACAGCTCTGTAAAAAATAAGTCCTTTGAAGCTATACAAGATTTGCTGACAATAAGAACCACTCTCTAAGGAAAAAACAACTAAATAAAAGGCTCTACTATCGTTATTATCCAATTCTTGGGGTACCCCTGAGATATTATTACCCCATCCAGACGAAACGTAAAAACCAGCTCCTGTAACATTATTTAGATTTACATTGTTAATTTGTGTTAAACTTAACTTTGTTTTTTCCTCTTTAGTTGTGTTTAAATTTTCCAATTTCTTCTTATTAGCCCAAATTGACATCTCTTCAAAGTCAGCATTTGGAACACTTGTTCTACCACTTTGGCTTTTTAAACAGTAATAGTATTTTTGATTAGCTGAAAAATAGTAAACATTTCCTTCAACTGCTTGGTCTACTGGAAATTGACCATTATTTTTCCCTAAAAGTCCATTTAAATTTTGAATTAATTGACCTTCTTTTGTATTTAGATTTTTATATAAATATTCCCATGTAACTGGAACTAGTTGTTCATCTGGTGTTCCTGATGAATTCCAACTTCTATTTCCACCAATATTTTTATACCAATGTCCATTATCAGCTAGATACTGTTTATCTTCTTCTAGGTTATTTCTTCCTTTTAAATTTCCTACTGCTGTAATTCCTGTTTCAGTGTAAACCTGATTTGCTATATCTCTTGTTAAATAAATAACTCCATCTCTTACATAAATTTCAGCTTCTACATCACTAGAAATCGCCATGTAAATGTCTTGTATAGATTCATATGTTTTTCCTAATCTATTATTTGGAAAAGTATCAGCTGATACAGCAGTTGTATAAGAATAAAGAACTTCTGATACATCATTTTCTATTTTTGCATAAACTCCAAACTCTTCTGTTTGAAATGATTGTTCTACATTCTGATTCGATATTTGTACTGTTAAAACAGCAGTACCATTATCATTTCTTATATTCATAACATTTAAATCTAGCTTTTTATTTTTTAATTCACTAACTTCTCTTAAGTTTCCTGAATATTTCTGATCTCCAAATGCTGCTTTAGTAAATATAATTTTTCCTTCTCCTGCTAATGCTCTTGCTAAAAGATTTCTTCCAGCATTTGTTATTATGTGACTATTAAATTCAGCCATTGTTAACACCCCTTTTTTCTAAAATATATTTTCCAGTTTTACTTACTAAATTTAAATTATTAAGATAAAAATAGTCTTGCTGTGGATATAAAATTACTCTTGTTCCGTATCTCATATGTGTTGCAACATATAAAGGTGATCTGGAATTATTTTTGAAAGTAATTCCTGTTAAATGTTGTGATTTCTTTTTAGTTTTTTCAACTCTATCTATCATAATATTTAAATTACTTTTAGTTGTTCCCATAATTTCTATTTTAAAAGTTCCATTATCTCCATTAAACTCAGGAAATTCTAATATATTAGCTTTTTCATAGAAGATATTTAAGACATCTTGAATAGCTTTATTTGTTCCCTTTATTGAATGGATTTGGAAAGATAATTTACAAGCTTTTCTTTTTTCTTCTATAGACATAGAGAAGTCATAGAAATCAACGCTTAATTCTTTTGCAACAAGGTCAATCTCTTTTTCTTCCATTGTATCTATTCTTTCAAGAAACTCTAGATATTCTATATTAGCAACAATATGCTTAGATATAAGTGCATCTATTACAGTTAAAACTACCTTATATTGTTTATCATTCCTTAAAATGTCAGGAGCAAGATCTCTTATATTTGTAACATCATATATAAAATTTTGCTCTTTCATCTTGATTCTGCTCCTTTATATGAAATTGTTATAGTTCCACATTTTGCTAAATGGAACTTTTGTCCTATATAAGTTTGAGGTGATTTTATTTCAACTCTTCTTATCCCTTCCACATTTTTAGAAATATCTATAATATCCTGTAAATTTATGCTTTCTCCCATTTTAAAAGATTTAGTATATTGTTCTAATGAGTTTCTTAATTCTTTTTCTATTTCTGATTTCGATACTAACGAATTATCGTATACCCAGTAATCTAAATCAATATTATAATTGTGAAAAACAGGATCTTTTATTTCTAACTGGTCATTTAAAACTTTTATATTTTTGTTTTCAGTTATATAATTCTTTATTTTCTGTTTTTCTTCTTGTGAGAGATGTTCTAGTCCATTAACAACATAAATATCAATATAATTAGGTCTAGGACTGTTTATAAATACATCTGTAACAAGATTTGATGATTTCTTAACCCAATATTCATATGAACCTTCTGAACCACCTGTGGTAAATGATTCTGGAATAAGCTCTAATCTTTTTCT